CAGTGGATTTGAGGGTTCATTCCAACTGCAAGGCACACTATTAACTAATCCAACAACTGATAATGATTGGTTCACAATTAATCCCCATGGTCAGACTAACATCTTTGGTGCCATTAATGTAAACAATACTACAAATACCCAGTCTACTGAAGCATTTATATTTGACGGTAATTTTATGTATATTAGAATTAAATTTAATATTATCAAAGGATCGATTGACAAAATACTATATAGAAGTTAATATAGTAATATGCATATCGTAACTGAGTTCACTAAAAATCTGATACCTGCTTCGTGGAAGCCAACTGGTTCCGGCTGGACCAGTGGTAATTGTCCTATGTGTATTACAAATGGACAAGGCAGACCTGATACTAAGAAGCGTGGTGGATTTTATTTTGAAGAAGATAAATTTCAATATAATTGCTTTAATTGTGGGTACAAAACTGGTTGGAGTACTGGCAAGCAACTGAGCGGGCGTCTGAAGCGTTTATACAGCGTGTTAGGGGCAGATGAATCAGATATACATCGTTTACAAATTGAACTGATGCGTGAACGAGACACGGCAGAATTGTTTATACAAACAGTAAAACAAGATCAGCCAGTGCAAATAGATTGGCCTACTGTACAACTGCCACAAGACTCTAATCCAGTCAAGAACTATCCAATACATGAACTGGATGAAAAGAGTGTACAGCGTTTTGTGGGCGCATGTGAATTTTTAGTAGAACGTGGGCTTGACAACTGGACTGACTGGCATTACAGTACATTTAGTCACTTCCGTAATAGAGTAATACTTCCATTTCGTTACAAAGGAAATATAGTTGGTTACACCGCACGTTGGATAGGCGATGTTCCCAATAAAGAAACACCCAAGTATCATGTACAACAGCCCAAAGACTTTGTGTTTGGTTTGGATCGCCAGCATGACAAAAAGATAACTATTGTGACAGAAGGACAATTGGACGCAGTTGCTATTGATGGTGTAGCCATTGGCAGCAACAACATGAGCATGGAGCAAAGTAAAATTATAGAACTTAGTGGCAATAGAAATATATTACTACCAGATGCAGACAAGGCTGGTATGAAACTTGTACGACAAGCAATAAAGCGAGGATGGGAAGTAAGTTTTCCGCCCTGGGACGAAGATGTCAAAGATGCCAATGATGCCGTACAAAAGTATGGAAAGTTATTTACAATCAAGAGTATTTTAGACTTCAGTATAGGAAATCCTACTAAAGCAGAAATAATGGGAAAGACATATTGTAAATGAAATATAGTAGAACTAGACAAGTAACCGAGCATAACTCAATTGGTTGGCCCGGTTGGGAAAACTTGCCGTTACATGAGGTAGATCATTTGAGAACATTTGTAGTTGAGCCCGACAAAATAACATTACGAGAAGAGTTTGCATGGTTTCCAAAACGTTCAACTTTTGGCTCGCTTATTTGGATGAAATCGTATATAATATACGAAACATGGGTAACAATACGTGGTGTAGAAAAGAGATTATTGGATACAGCATTGTACACACAAAGCGAGTTCGTTGAAGCAAAATTAAAAGGTGAAGTCAATTAATGGCAGAAGATTATGGAGTAGATTTACAAAAGCTGTATCTAGAGTTTTTACAGGCAGACAAAGAATTATTTGTACGCTGTAATGCTATTATAGATTCAGAGTATTTTGATCGCAGTTTGCGTAGTGCTGTTCGCTTTATGCAAGAGCATGTGGAAAACTATGGCGACATGCCTACACTTGAACAAATGAAAGTCAAGGGTAGTGTGGAGTTACAGGACTTGCGAGACAATACATCAGCACATCAAGACTGGTTTTTGGATGAGTTTGAAAAGTTTTGTAAGCACAAAGGATTAGAGAAGGCAATTTTAGCAAGTACAGACAAACTGGAAAAAGGTGAGTTTGGTGCTGTTGAAATGATGATTAAAGATGCAGTTGGTATTGGACTTGCAAAAGAACTGGGATCTAACTATTGGGATGATCCTGCAGGACGTATACAAAGTATCAAAGACAACCGTGGACAAAATAGTACTGGTTGGAAAACAATGGACAACATACTGTATGGTGGATTTAATCCAGGCGAACTAAACATCTTTGCAGGTGGTAGTGGATCTGGTAAAAGTTTGTTTATGCAAAACATGGCACTCAACTGGAGTTTGGCTGGCAAGAACGTGGTGTATGTTAGTTTGGAACTTAGTGAAGAGCTGTGTGGCATGCGTATTGATGCTATGGTAACAGGCATGAGTACAAGAGACGTTATGCGCAATGCAGATGATGCCGCACTTAAAGTTAAAATGAAAGGCAAAAAAGCCGGAGTAATACAAACTATACAAATGCCAAATGGTGCAACCATTAACGACATTAAAGCATACATTAAAGAAGTACAAATACAAATGGGCATCAAAGTTGATGCATTGTTTGTGGACTATTTGGATTTAATGATGCCAGTAACAGTTAAAGTTAATCCAAGTGATCAGTTTATTAAAGATAAGTTTGTGTCGGAAGAACTACGTAACTTGGCAACTGAGCTAAACATATTGTTTGTTACAGCATCGCAGTTGAATCGTGGTAGTGTTGATGAAGTTGAATTTGATCACAGTCACATTGCTGGTGGTATTAGTAAGATTAATACAGCAGATAATGTTATTGGTATCTTTACAAGTAGGGCAATGCGTGAACGTGGAAGGGCGCAGATACAGTTTATGAAAACACGTAGTAGTAGTGGTGTTGGCAGTAAACTTGATTTAGATTTTAATATTGAAACACTGCGAATAACAGATTTGGATGAAGATGCGGAGAGTGCAGAAAGTGCTGGAACAAGTGCCATTTACGACAAGCTCAAACGTCAAAACGGAAGCAGTAGTGATTCAATAGGCATTTCTCAAACAAATAACATTGTTGAAAATGCTGTGGATAATACTGATAGACTTCGTAGTATACTTAAACGTGCTGAGTAGTTATTCCTTATCCTCCGGTTGGTCTTGTTTTTGCATCTGTGTTCTTATTCTCTGGTACATGCTCATGTCGCTGGTAATTAATTCAGCGAGGGTGCCCAACATGCCCATTAAGACATCACGTTGCTGTGGGGAAGGTAACCGTCCTGCGTCCATAGTTCTCATTGCCGATCGCACAAATCGAACATCTTCTTCTGCTACTAACCCATCGTTGGCCAATATCATAAGTTTACTCAACTGTGCATTATCCATGCCATCGTTATTTTCTTTTAAATCATGGAGTCTATCAATGATAGAACGAATTTCTTCTGCGCTTTTTGACATTTTTGTCTCCTTCAATACTAATTATCTATTTCAGCTAAATACCATTAACAAAAGGGCAGAGTATTATGAAAAAACGTACTAGAAGCATCCTTGATGAGATTAACAGCATAAGTGATCAGCGTGATCGCCGTTATATTGTAGAAAATACAGCGGACAACGTTATTGCCAGTGCTAGTAATTTAATCAAATTAATTAACGAGACCTATGACTCCGACACCAGTGCGGATCTTGTTAAGCGTTTCATTAATAGTATTCGGACCCAGGACGAAATGAAATTCCGTCGAGGTATCAGGAAAGCTAATGAAAGTAAAAGACATACTGGGAAGTAACCCATTAAAGAAAAGACATCGCGGCCCACATCGTAAACCACGTTATCGTGGTCGTGACCTTCATGAAGGTGGCGCAATGGCCGGTGTTGGTGCTATTCATATTAGCGAAATCGAACCCACTCTAATTAAATTAGAAAAAGAATTAGGGTTAAATCTTCGTGACTTTACACTGGGCAGTGTGGGTAAAAAAGAATTTAGTGGCGATATTGATATTGCTATTAATTTGAAACCTGAGGAGTTGGCAGACTTTGCTAAAAAATTACAAGCGGCGCCAAGTACACAGGAAGTAAAGAAAAGCAGTGTGTTTATGACAAGTGTTCCTATTGTGGGATACGACGAAAACAAAACACGAGACGGTCTTACACGTACAGGTTATGTACAGGTAGACTTTATGCCGGGCGACCCTGGTTGGATGAAAACTTATTATCACGCACCACATGAAAAAGACAGCAAGTACAAAGGTACATTTAGAAATATAATGATCGCCACTATTGCGGGCAAGATTGACGTGGTTGTTGGAGATGAAAAAATAGAAGATGGACGTCCACTAGTTCAGGAACGATGGATCTGGAGCCCAACAGATGGTTTAGTTCGTATTAAGCGAGAGCCAAAGCCGAGAAAAGACGGCAATGGTTACACTAAAGCAAAAATTGATACACCTATCAGTCAGCCTATCAGAGACCCGGATGGTATTGCAAAACAATTAGGCTTGACAAATGGTAAAGACTTGTATAGTTTTGAAACATTACTAAGTGCGTTGAAAAAATCGTACAAAGGTGAACAGATTAACCAAATACTGGATGATTTTAAATCTAATCCAGTAGTACAAGATATAGGTGTGCCAGATGAAATTTCGTGAATTAATAACAGAAAATAAAAAGCCTTTATTGGAAAATGCTGAAGCTCGTATTCATCATTTGGAAGACAAAGTATTATGGGGTGGTAGTGCAGGCGCACGTCAAGCACTAGACACACTGGAAAACATTCAGGGCAACCCAAAAGCAATCACAGTTAAATGGGACGGATCTCCAGCAGTTATTTTTGGACGTGACGAACGTGGCGAATTTATAATGACTGACAAAAGTGGATTTGGTGCCAAAGGTTATGACGGCAAAGTAAAAACACCACAAGCATTACAAAACATGTTGCTTAATCGTGGTAAAGAAGCACCAGACGACAGCCGTAAAGCATTTGCGGCCAGTATGGCACAGGCATTTACAGTTTTTGAAAGTGCAGTACCAGATAACTTCCGTGGATTTATGTGGGGCGACTTGTTGTACTACACACGTCCACAAGTTGATGATGGTGACTTTGTGTTTAAACCACAAATGGTTGTGTATCGTGTCAAGGCTGATAGTGATATT